TATGAAAGACAAGTTCAAAGCACTGTACATGGACTGGGCCGAGCGTGCCGGCAAACTGAGTTATGCTCGCAGGCTACAAGTTGGAGCGGTAATTGTCAAAGATGATTCAGTGATCAGCTATGGTTATAATGGCATGCCGGCCGGTTGGGACAACAACTGTGAACACGAAATAAAATGGCCCAACGGCGAAATTAGATTTTTAGAAACCCGAGAAGAAGTGCTACATGCTGAATCTAACGCGATAGCCAAGCTGGCCAAAGGCTCCAGCTCTGGCCAAGGTGCTAGCATTTTTATTACTCACGCTCCTTGCCTTGAATGTGCCAAGTTGATTTATCAAAGCGGCATAACACACGTTTACTACAAAAACGAATATAGAAGCACCAAAGGCATTGACTTTTTATCGGCCAGCAATATTACAGTTGAACAACTTAATGTATAATCCAAACAAGTTTCAATATCAAAGTTTCAGTCGGCATGTTGAAGATGGGCGTCGTGTTTATCAAACACCAGATGGCGGTCGTGTGCCTAGTGTGACCACGGTTTTAGATCGTACCAAACCCAAAGAAGCCCGGCAAAAACTACAAGAGTGGAAAGATCGTGTGGGTCACCAACGTGCTCAACAAATAACCACAGAAGCAGCCAACCGTGGCACCCGCATGCATACTTTTCTAGAAAACTACATCAAACAAGGCATTGTGCCCAGCGCGACAACCAATCCCTACAGTTGGGCTTCTGCGGCCATGGCGCAGACCATTATTGATCAAGGACTAGAGCGTGTGAGCGAAGTTTACGGAGTTGAAGTGCCTTTGTACTTTCCCAGTCTGTATGCTGGCACTTCAGACGGCGTGGGCATGCACAACAACCAAGAAGCTATTTTAGACTACAAGCAGACCAACAAGCCAAAGCGACGCGAGTGGATTGATGACTATTTTTTACAGCTAGCAGCTTATGCCCTAGCACACAATGAAGTGTATGGCAGCTCCATACGCAAAGGTGTAATTTTGATGTGCGTAAAACCCGAACAAAATGAAAATTTAGCCATTACAAAACCGCCCGAGTATCAGGAATTTGTACTGGAAGGCGCAGAGTTTGATCACTACTGTAACGAGTGGTGGAAACGCTTGGAGCTCTACTACTTGACCAGCTAAATACGCAATCGGAGACAAAATAGATGGCTATTGTACAGATTTCGCGTATAACACACCGCAAGGGACTTAGAGAAAACTTACCGCAGTTGGACGGCGCAGAGCTGGGCTGGGCAACAGACACACGTCAGCTGTTTATAGGTAATGGTACAGTGGCCGACGGTGCGCCTGTAATTGGTAACACTGAAATTCTTACTGAATACAGCGACCTATTGGGTTTTGCCACAGGCTATGTGTACAAAGGCGAAGCCGCAGGTTATACTGTACAAACAGGCCCTACAGCCAACAACCCTACTGTTCGCAGTATTCAAAGCAAGTTTGACGACATAGCCAGTGTACGAGACTTTGGAGCAGTGGGCGATGGTACCACCGATGATACCGCAGCGATCAATCGTGCCATGCAGCAGTTGTTCTGTCGCGAAATCAACCCGCAGATTCGTCGTAGCTTGTACTTTCCAGCAGGTGTTTATAAAATTACCAGCAGCATACGTATACCGCCTTATGCACTGCTTTGGGGCGAAGGTCCTGACAGTGTCATAATTCAAATGACAGGCACAACGCTAACTGATAGCAACCGCTACGTGGCTAGAACCTGTGACAGCAAGTTTCAAATTGGCAACGACATTACCAACGACAATGCGATAGCACCGCAGTATATCACTATCAGAGACATGAGCTTCAATCAGACCATTACATCTGGTGTTGGTGCTACCTGCTTTCTGTTAGATCAGGCCAATAACGTCAGTTTCGAAGGTGTTAATTTTACCGGCAGTCTGACTGCACTAGATCTCAACGACACTTCACATGAAATTGCTGGTGTAGATTTTAACAGTGTCGCTAGCATTATATGTGAACAAATCTATTTAGATAGCTGCCAATTCTTTGGGTTGAACTATGCAGTCAACACCGGTGAAACTATCAGCAGTGTAACAATATCTAACACAGAATTCAACACTCTCAGCAGAGGTATTGAATTAGGCAATCCTAGTTCAGGCACTGGCGCCACTGGTTTTAGAGTTTTAAGTTCGGTTTTTGACAACATCTATGCCGAAGGTGTTTGGTTTAATGATGTTGAAATGTGTATCAGTGCGCAGAACACATTCTATGATGTGGCCAATTCTCTCAACGGTGTTGGCAGTCCCAGTAATCCAATCGTACGTATTGGTAACGACAACAATGTGAGTGCCTATGACAGTTTTCAACGTCCTGACAACGACGCTATTGTTATTCCACGCATCATTGTTGTTGGTGGTACCAGTACCACGTCTAGTCAGCTACAACACGGTAGGTATGCTAGAGAACTTGGTAAAACATTTACCTTGGCACCTAGCTTTACTCAAACTATCTTGAGTATGAACAGTACCTATACCAAGGCTTTTCGAATGGACTACACAATTGTTCGAAACACCAGTATTCGCACTGGACAATTGACAGTGGCCGCAGCACAAAGTGACGGCTCCAGTCTCACTCTCAGTTACGACGACGAGTACAGTGAAAACAGTCCTGTGGGAGTAACTTTATCTGTGAACCAGGCCGGATCGCAGGTAAATGTAGTGTACACTACAACCGCAGGAAGTTCAGCTTCTTTGACCTACAGTCTACATTATCTAGCCTAAATGTTGTCTGATTCCTATGAAGATCGCCTGGCACAATGGCGGTATCTAAGGTCCGTTCTTGCTGATCAAAGTTTTGATCAGTGCCTGTTAGACTGTAACGATTGGTGGTGGCGAACACCCATGCGCGATCGAGTCATAATGTGGCAAGATTATCCTGATTGGCCCGGTCCTTGGGACTTATTGAATAAACCGGCGTTCTGCGATCTTGCTAGATCGTTAGGAATCGTGTATACTTTGCTGTTAGTAGAGCGTAAAGAAATAGAAGAAATACATCTTGTCCAGACAAAAACAACTAATTTAGTCTTGATCAACGAGGGGAAATATGTATTGAATTGGTCCCCGGGTACCGTTGTAAATACCCACCAGCACCAACTACTCATCCAGCGTTGTATAACTGGTCAAGATTTAGCCAAAAGACTTCGATAATAACTATGAACCAAATATTTGTACAAAAAAGAAACCTCAGCAAAGAAGTATTAGACCTAGAAAAACTGCACCGTGTGGTGTTCTGGGCCACAGAAGGAATCACAGGCGTAAGTGCCAGTGAAGTAGAAATCAAAAGTCATCTACAGTTTTACAACGGTATAAAAACCACCGACATCCAAGAAACCTTGATCAAAAGTGCCGCTGATCTGATCAGCGAAGAAACTCCCAACTATCAGTACGTGGCAGGTCGATTGATCTGTTATCATTTGCGCAAGCAGGTGTACGGTCAATTTGATCCGTGCAGTGTACATGAACTGGTCAAGCGCAACGTTGAACGTGGATTCTATGATGCTGACCTGCTGTCGGCCTACGACGATGACGAGTGGGCACGTATCAACAGTTTTGTCAGACACGATCGCGACGAGAATATGACCTATGCAGCCATGGAGCAATGGCGTGGCAAGTACCTGGTGCAGAATCGTGTAACCAAAGAAATTTACGAAACACCGCAGATGGCCTATGTGTTGATAGCAGCCACACTGTTCAGTCACTATCCACGTGAGACCAGACTGCGTTGGGTCAAAGACTACTACGATGCTGTTAGCACACATGAACTCAGTTTACCCACGCCGGTCATGGCCGGTGTGCGCACGCCACAGCGGCAATTCAGTAGTTGTGTGTTGATCGAAACAGATGACAGCCTTGACAGCATCAATGCCACCAGCAGCAGCATTGTGAAATATGTCAGTCAAAAAGCCGGAATTGGCATTGGTGCCGGGCGTATTCGCGCACTAAACAGCCCGATCAGAAATGGTGATGCTTATCATACTGGTGTAGTGCCTTTCTACAAACTGTTTCAGTCAGCCACACGTTCATGCAGTCAAGGCGGTGTGCGTAATGGCGCAGCCACGTTGTATTATCCTATCTGGCACCTGGAAGTGGAAGACCTACTGGTGCTCAAAAACAACAAGGGTACCGACGACAATCGTGTGCGTCACATGGACTATGGTGTACAATTCAACAAGGTCATGTATGAGCGACTGATCAACGGTGGGGATATAACCTTGTTTAGTCCTCATGACGTGCCCGAAATGTATGAAGCATTTTTTACTGATGTGGATCGTTTCCGCGAACTGTACGAAACAGCCGAACGCAACAGCAAACTGAGAAAAAAGAAAATCAAAGCAGTTGAATTATTCTCTCGCTTTATGCAGGAGCGTAAGGACACCGGTCGTGTGTATCTACAAAATGTAGATCATGCCAACAGTCACGGCAGCTTTATACCTGAACGTGCGCCGGTACGCATGAGCAATCTCTGCTGCGAAATCACTCTACCAACCAAACCCCTCAATGATGTCAACGATCCCAATGGGGAAATAGCACTGTGTACTCTGAGTGCCATCAACTGGGGTGCATTCAAAGAGCCACACGAAATGGAACGTGCTTGTACTTTGGCAGTGCGTGGTCTAGACAGTTTGTTGAGCTATCAGAACTATCCAATCTTGGCCGCGCAGCTGGCCACAGAGCGTCGTCGACCATTAGGAGTTGGCATAATCAATTTGGCCTACTGGATGGCCAAAAATGACATGAGCTACAGTGAACCCAACCTGTCCTTGATTGATACTTGGGCACAGCACTGGAGTTATTACTTGATCAAAGCATCAGCCGACTTGGCGCAGGAATTTGGCGCATGTCCTGGCAGCGAAGATACCAAATATCACACCGGTATCTTGCCAGTTGACACTTACAAGACCGAAGTTGACGAACTGGTAGCACCAAATCAGGCAGTAGACTGGGACAGCCTGCGTGAACAACTGCGCACCCACGGTATTCGTAACAGCACACTAATGGCCTTGATGCCTGCTGAAACTTCAGCTCAGATCAGCAATAGCACCAACGGAGTTGAACCGCCACGCAGTTTTGTCAGTGTCAAACAAAGCAAAGACGGTGTACTCAAACAGGTAGTGCCTGAGTATCGTCGTTTGAAAAACAAATACGAACTGCTATGGAATCAGTCTAGCCCAGAAGGGTATCTAAAGATCATGGCAGTGTTGCAAAAATATATCGATCAAGGGATCAGCGTAAACACCAGTTACAATCCTCAGTTCTATGAAGATGAAAAAATCAGCATGAGCGACATGCTAAAACATGTGTTGATGTTTTATCGCTATGGCGGTAAACAGCTCTACTATTTCAATACCTATGATGGTTCGGGCGAACTAGACATTGACAGTCTGCAAGCTCAAAATACCACAACCAAACTAGAAGCCATTGCCGATGACGCCGACTGCGACAGTTGCAAAATTTAATTGAGGCCAACAATGACCGTACTTAATCTAAGAAAAAATCGTAATCATACGACCAGTCTGGCGTTTTTGGATCCACTGGGTGGTGTCGGCATGCAGCGTTATGACACACTGAAGTATCGTAGCTTTGACAAACTCACAGACAAGCAGCTGGGTTTTTTCTGGCGTCCTGAAGAAGTGGATGTATTGCGTGATGCCAAAGATTTCAAAGATTTAACCGATCACGAACAGCATATTTTTACTGCCAATCTCAAACGTCAAATTTTACTAGACAGTGTTCAAGGTCGTGCGCCCAGTCTGGTGTTTGGTCCCATTGTCAGTTTACCTGAACTGGAAACTTGGATTCAGACCTGGACCTTTAGTGAAACAATTCACAGTCGCAGCTACACACATATCATACGCAATGTCTATCCTGATCCGGCAGCAGTGTTTGATGAAATGCTAGACGTTGAGGAAATTGTGGCCTGTGGCAAGGACATTACCAAGTACTATGACGATCTGGCCGAGTACAGCATGTGGTATCAAATGCTAGGCGTTGGGGAGCATCAGGTCAATGGTCGCAAAATCACAGTTGACCTCAAAGAACTAAAACGCAAACTTTGGTTGGCTATCAGCAGTGTCAACGCACTAGAAGGCATTCGTTTCTATGTGAGCTTTGCTTGTAGTTGGGCATTTGCCGAACTAAAGAAAATGGAAGGCAATGCTAAAATTATCAAATTTATTGCCAGAGATGAAAACGTACATCTTGGCAGCACACAGACTTTGCTAAAACTCTTGCCACAGGATGATCCTGACTATGTGGAAATCAAAGAGCAAACACGTACTGAAGTGGAAAGCATGTTTGATGAAGCAGTGCAACAAGAAAAAGAATGGGCACGATATCTGTTCAAAGATGGCAGCATGATTGGATTGAATCAGCAGCTACTATGTGACTATATTGAATGGATTGCACACAAGCGCATGACTGCTATAGGTATTCCCGGCAAGTACAAAGGTGGCACTAATCCGCTGCCTTGGACACAAAAATGGATTGCAGGCGCAGAAGTACAGGTAGCACCGCAGGAAACAGAAATTGCCAGCTATGTTGTTGGCGGCACTAAACAAGATATCACTGAATCAACCTTTGGAGATATCAAACTATGAAGTTGACTGTTTATAGCAAGCCGTCCTGCCCCTACTGCGACATGGCCAAAAATTATCTTACTAAAAATAACTTTGACTATGATGTCATTGACATCAGCCAAGACTCAGCAGCCAGAGAATTTATCATGAGTCAAGGGCATCGCACTGTGCCACAGATATATCTTGGTGATCAGTGCTTTGTTGCCGGCGGGTGGCAGGGTCTAAGCGCATTATCTCCCGATGAAATACAACAAAAGATCTCTAACTCAACTCAAGGACAACAATGATTCAATTCAAATCAGGCGAAGTATACACTATCAAAATCAGCAACGGCGATGAACTAGTAGCCAAAGTAGTCAGCTTTGTAGATAACGTGGTAGTAATTGAAAAACCACTGTTAGTAATACCTGGTCCACAAGGACTACAAATGATGCAGGGACTTTTTACCGGCGACCCCAAAGCCGAAGTAGAACTGAATGCCAACATGGTTATCATGTTATCGCCCACCCGTCCGGAAATCAAAGACAGCTACATTGAAGCTACAACCGGAATCCAACCAGTACGCAACTCAATTTTAATGGGATGAAACATCGTTTTGTGATCAGAGATAAAGACCAGCTTTTTATTTTTGATAACTATAATGATATACCCGAAGAGTTTGATCACGTGATCGAATTCAGGCCCTATGTGCCTCCTGGACCGCATACTGACGAGCAGCACCAGGAAATACACGAGTGGAACGGGCGTTTACAAGCATTAATGAGGAGAGAACGTGCCAGCAGTAACAAGAATCGGTGACGCAGACGTAACACACTGCTCTACTCCGTACAGAGCGCAGGGCAGTCCTAATGTGGTGGCCAATGGCATACCTGTCAGCAGACAGGGCGACTTGAACACTGTTCATGTTCTGCCCGGTAGTCCGTGCCCGGCACATCAAGCACCCATAGCAACAGGATCCAGCACAGTGTTTGTCAATGGCAAAGGTTGTGGTCGTGTTGGTGACGCTGTCAGCGGCTGCACCAGTGTGGCACAAGGCAGTCCTAACGTGTTCGCAGGTTAATCATGGCCGGTCTAAGTCCATTGCAAATCAATGTAGCCGCTGGACTTATAGCCAACGATGGTGGTCTGCGTGTGGCACCTTCTGTGGTCAGCGGCATCAGTAATCTTACCACAGCCACAACAAGAATTGTCAGCAGCTGGACCAATGCCGTTGCCGGACTGGGCACTGCCTTGGAAAAAAGTTGGGTAGACA